TCGTTTAATTGCCTTGCCAGAGCTGGATTTCTCACCGTAGCGGATGTGATCAAAGCCATTCGCGATGAGAGTATTATTAAAGTGCGCAACCTCGGACGCAAATCGCTCGAGGAAATTATCAATCGCGTAATGGCAGTAACCGGAATGAGCTATGAAGAATTAATGGAAGGAGCGACCAATGAACAAACCGTTTGTAATTACTGAAGATCAGTACAACCATGACAAAATGAGCTGGGGCAAAAAGGAGTTTATTGTCTATGACAATGTATGCACTCCTCCTGTTATTTTGTATACCCTTGATGATGAAACAATGGAAGGCTTTATTGGCAAAGAGCTTCTGATGAAAGCCAGAGAAATGGCGCCGGATGAAAGAATGTATGTTAGAAATCCTGAGATGGAAATAGATATGGAGCTTCTTAGGGCGGAAGGAGAGTACGACAAATGATCACCGGAAGAGAAGTTATTGATTTTATTCGTAATTGCAAGCTCGAAGATAAAATTATATGTCGGAACAATTCAGATGCTCTAATGTTTGTCATAAAAGATGAATGGGATTCCGATAGTAAAAGATCTGACTTTGAGTATATCGGAATTGATAAACAAACAGGAAGATATTTTAAATCTAGAACAGTAAATGAAACATATATTGTACCCGATCGTAAAAGGAGAAACTGAATGAGCATTAAAATTGAAGATGTTGAAGTTTTTGGATGGAAAAAGGCCATCAAGGGAGCAAGAAATCCGATGAATTCTTGGGAGAAATCGGATTCCCAATTTATTTGTCCAGACGAAGGCACGAATAGATGGTGTGGAGATCCTTATATCGGCCCAAACGATCACAAACTCCTCATGAATCTCTGCAAAGGAGGAACCGAGGAAGCGAAATGGAGGCGCATGGTTCATGTCCAGATGGATGTGACGGCGCCTCTTTATTGGTGGAAGGAGTTCGAGACTTACAAGGTCGGAACAGTCTCGAATAGCTGCTCCACAATGCACAAGATCCACGCAAAGGAATTTACCCTGGATGATTTTTCGTGTGAGAATTTGGTCGATCTTGAAAGCGATGATTGGAATCTTGCAGCAGCTATCAGCATGAGTGAAATTATACCTGTAGGTACAGGTATAGAACAGTCTGTAATGGTTGATATTATTGGAAGAAATTGGAATAATGCAGATCCTTTTATCATGCCAAAAGATCTTTTAAGAGCAACCATTAAATTACTTAATGTTTGTCGTTATAATTTCCTCGAAACCAAAGACAAAAAATACTGGTGGCAGATGATCCAGCTTTTGCCTAGCAGCTATAACCAGAAGCGGACAATTGATCTGAACTATGAGGTTCTGGCAGCGCAGTATCGGCAGAGGAAGGATCATAAATTAGATTGCTGGCATCAGTATTGTGACTGGATTAAGACTTTGCCATATTCGGAGTTTATTACGATGGAGGACGATAGCGACGTCAAGATTCCTACACTGACAATAGAAGATATTAAGCTCCTTCGGCCAAAGTATGAGGATTTTCGTAAGTCTGTTATAGATGGAATTATACCAGTAAACAAAGAGGTATCAGACTGGATGAATATAATGGACCGTATTTTGGAGGAAGCAGACAATATCGTATCGCATAAGTAAAGGAGAATAAAGCATGAGTGGTTCGATTGATTGGTTAATGATCGCGCCAGAAATTCAAGACATTCTCAAGGAAAGTAAAGAACGTCAAGAAAAACTTCTTGAGAAGGCCGAAAAGCGAGACCTTGATGAAAGACTATTAGATGCTCTTATGGAAATGCCAAAGAAATGGAGGGACAAAATAGTTATGCAAAAAGTAGCAGAAGGCGTTTACAGAGGTCCATTCGAGGAATTCTATCCGACGCTTAGAAAGTATGGCGCCGAACCAAAAGCTCTTGAAATATTCTGGGATGAACTCGGTGATATTCCGGTGGACGATGACGGAATCATTCAGAAGTCATTTCTCTGGTGGCCGAAAGGAACCCCTCGTGAGGATATTTGGCAGTGGTTTGATGAAAAGTATCCAGGTGGAGTTGTGAAATTGATGGGATTGGAGGAAAATAATGCTTCAGAGGATTTGTGATCGCTGTGGAAAAATAATTCAATCTGGACTTAATTTAAAAATTGACGTAAAAAATGGTGAATTACCATCAGACATGTGTCTAGTGCACCTTGATATTGGTCCCTTCCAAACCGGTGTTCAAGGTGATGGAAATATTAAGCGAAAAGTTATAAATCCAAGCGAGACTAAACAATATGAGCTCTGCAAAGCTTGCAAAGATGAATTGATGTCATGGCTGACTAAATATGAAAAATTGGAGGAGAATGAAAATGACTAATTACGATGAAGTTCGCAAGTTCTTATACGACGTTCCGACTGATATTGCCGGACGCATTAAGGAAGAGTTCTTCGGTTGGCCTAAAGGAACCAAGGTAAGCGATATCGAGAAGTGGTTCGATAAAAAGGCCAGGGGTGAGAGTACAAGAAAATGACTTTTGATACTTTATCTACGATCCATGATACTTTAAAAAGTGAGTACAGCAGGCTTCGTATGCAAGTAAGGACCGCTGATTCAGCATGTAAAAATGCCTATCGTGAGATGGATGATTACCGAATGAAAAATCCAGAAATATATAATGAAAGCCTTGACAGACTTGCAATCGGCCAGCCTGCATCTAATCCTGTACTCGATAAACTCTATAACCGATGGCGCGATCTTACAGACATCGTGAGACCGCTTTCCGTAAAAGCTCAAGAACTGGAAAAAGCCTTAGACGAATTCGAAAAACAAAACTGGTAAAGGAGAAATGACATGAGCATGACTATGATTATCATTATTTCATTGCTTGTTCTGAACCTCAGCTTGACTCTTATTATGTTCTGGATTCTGCATGGTGTACTGGAAGCTGTCAAGTCACTTCAGGATACGGAAGATATTCTGAAGAAAGTCCTGGATCTTAACAATCAGCTAATCGAAAAGTACAATAAGTGCCTAGACAATGTTTATGAGCGAGAAACAACGATTCGTGATACTTTTAATTCCTTGACGGACAATGTCATCGAAGCTTACTCTAAAATGTATGATCAATATAAGCTTATTACGGATACGCATAAAAAGCTTCTCGAATGCTGGAAAGGTTGCGAAGAGCGATATTCTCAGAGTTATGAGCTATTTAAGCATTGCTCTGATAACCTTAAAGAAGTCAGTTTTCAGCTTACCGATCTTGCGAATGTTTCGACCGAGGACGAGTATTTCCTAACGCTTAATGAAGCCTGCGACACTGTATGCTGTGATTGCTGGCATGCTATATGTATGAAAGAAAATTGTCCTGTTTGGCAGTTAAAGCACAACAATGAATGGACCGAAGATGATTATCGAGAAGCAGCAAATACTCATCCTGATGACGTTCCGGACGGTTTCAAGGATGTTCGTGAGAAAGGTGGTGATTCATGACTTACTGCGCAGACTACGATCCGATTTCGTGCCCAGTCGGATGTTATTACGCTGAAGAAACCGAGAAACTGAACCGAGATTTGAGTTCAGATCTCAGAGATTATGTCACCATGAGCAAAATCTATGGCACTGTATGGTGTAACCTCACAAACAAAAATTATATTTTTAAAGGAGAAAATAACAATGGCGAAACTTAATCTTATTGCACCCTGGGACGAGTATTATGAAGAACTGAACGCTTTCTTTAAGGATGATCCGGACGTAACGATCCTCTATGACGAAGAAGCAAAAAACATTAAGGTTCTTGTTCAGGAGACAATTAAGGCTGAGGCTCTGACACGTCTTCTCAAGGACGAAGTAGAATTTGGCGGAGTTAAGCTCACTATTACTGTCGTTCCGGCGAATGAAGTAACCAAGGGTGTAAAGAAGCTCATCACGAACATTGATAACAATGAAAACTATGGCGACATGTTTGAGCGGGCGCTTATTAATAATAGTGCATTCGCATATACTTATACCGTAGATAATGTTATGGGCTTTAACGCAGTCTTTGTCGTCTTCAAGAAGCTGGTTATTCAGTACTATAATGATAATCTTGGCGATCTGCATGGCATGAAGTCTACGCTTGCCGAAAATATTGCTCGTGATATTTTCGTACCGCACAATGGCGTGTTCTTCTGCACAGATGTTCAGGTCAATATGCGGTATAGCAACTATCAGAAGACTAATTACATTGGCGATCCCTGCGGTTGCTAAATAATATATTTTCAGGAGGATAAAACAATGACTGATAAAGAATTCAGACAGTATGTATATGAAGAGAAACGCCAGGGCAGATCCGAGAGCCAGATTGCGAGAAGTCTTGGCATGAGTCTTGCGCACTTCATGGGACGGCTCAACGGAGTGGATGTAGAGAAGGTCGATCCGCCGAAGACGAAGGAAGAATCTCCGAAACAGGAGAGAAATAAAGAAGTAAAGCCTGTTTCCGGAGCTAAGCAGCCTGAAAAACCTAAGAAGGAAAAGCCAGTTGATATTCCGAAGGTTGAAGAATCCAAGGAAGAAAAGCCTGTAGAAGATCTCAGCTGGATGGAGTAATTCGCAATAATTACAGCCTCCTTAATGGGAGGTGATTAGAAATGGATAATATAATATGTTATGATTCTTATACAGGAAAGAATTTTGTTCTATCTAAAGAACGTGTAGAATTAATACGTAAACAATTTTTAGATCTTAATGAACAGTTGAAAGCGTACTGTATTAGAGTTGAATTAAATAAACCATTTCTACAGAAGATTTATGAAATGAAAGGCAGAGGACTTGTAACTTACAGGTCCTCTTACTTTTAGCAATTTTTATACCTCTTATAATGGAGGTGAAAAATTCTATGGACAAAGTAAATGTAGATTTAGTAAGAAGGAAAAGAATAGAAAAAAATTATACGCAAGAATATGTGGCAAATTATTTAGGCATTAGCAGAGAAGCCTATATAAACTTTGAGCATGGTAAAAGCAATTTTAAAACTGAAGAGAGACTTCTGAAATTATACGAGTTATTAGAAATCTCCGAATCCAAAGAAAAAGAAAATAGAAAAATTTATGAGATTAACCCTAAATCTCAAATTTACGAAGGACTTGTAAAAGCAGGTCTGGCGGTACCTGGAAATAAGGTAACTTTAGTAATCGAAGAGGACTTGTAACTTACAGGTCCTCTAAATTTTTTATTTGAAAAGGAGAAAACAATTATGACTATTTGGCTTTGTGATCGGTGTGGTGTTCAGGTAAAGAAAGACTCCTACGGTGCAGGAAAATATGAGATTTCCAAACCATGCAAGGATGAAAACGGAACCATTTATCGCAGAGGACTAAAGTTCTGCGATCAGTGCAAGATGGAACTTGAGCAGTTCCTGGACGATGAATTCTCAAAGATGCCGACGTCCGCTACGGTTTCGATTGATGAAAGGGCGTAAAGATGATTGTAGAATTTGAACTCGTGAAGCGGGAAGCAGATCAGGTAACGAAACGGCTTGTTCATCGCATTATTTCCGATGATGATATTGTTAACGGCACATATATGCGTTATCCGAATGAAGTAGAAGAACTATTTCAAGACGGCTACACAATCGAACATGTAAGAGTATTAGAAGGTTCGCAAAGACTCAAATTATATTTCGCCATGTTCGCAATTCTTAAGGATCACGAGTATCATGCTTCAGCCGGTTATATTTTCGCATATGACAGAGATCGGGCCGTAGAAATGCTAAAGAAACGTTATGGCGAGGAAACAAGAGTCAGATCCATCGAAGAACTCAAATATGAGGAGGGAACAGTACTCTATGGAGAACGCTGGCATAAACTTTAATACCCATAACCTCAGTGATGATTTCGTAAATGATATGTTTCGGCGCTATGTAGAACAGCACATCACAGTTAATTATCCGGTAAAGGCGCCGGTATATCCATTTGAAACCTGCGGAGAGTGCAATACGGCTTATTCTGATTCGTGCTACATATGCGAATTCGCAAAGGAATCGTTTCAGCAAATGCTCGATGGTATATATAAGAAAACGGATCCGAGAACCAAAGCACGAGTTTTCTGTATTTGCTGTGGCGCCGGTAAGAGATCGCCTCTTCGGCAGTGGAGAAATGTTTATATTTGCTCGGACTGCTGGAAGATCAAGGAAAGAATCGGTGAAGAGAAATTTATGAAAGCGCTAAAAGGAGAAGCATGATGAAAACTATGAAAAATATCGAAATCGGCGAAGAAAAACTTAATGCGATTGTCGGTTTTGTCCCATTCGAAATGTTATCACCGAACGGAAAACCAATGCTTGGACTGTCGTTGGATTACCTATCCCTATTCGGAATTGGCGACAATACTCCGAAAGAAACTGGGTATTATATTTTCCTTAAAAAGTCCTGGCCGTTTATGATGGCTGGAAGGCTCACCTGGTTCGGAATCAGGAATCTGTTTCGGAGTTGGTTTATGAAGAGGAATAAATAAATGACAGAGAAAGTAAATGTTAAGTTTCCGATCACACGAGATATTATCGAAGGTGGTCAGCATCTTACGAAGACTCTTGAAAAAGATGACATCGTGAAATGCTATTTTTGCGGATATCCGATTAAACTAAGCATGCGTAATACACATATGACTTCGGACGAAATGGAAATGGTGGATTGCCCAAAGTGTGGACGTCACGTAAGTGTTCTATATTATTTCGATCGGGTAGAGAATCGAAAACGAGATCCCGTGAAAGTAGCCTTCCATAGAGGGCAGAGGTCGCGACGAGGAGGAGCGTAATGATATTTAAGAAGCTGATCCATCGCTGGAACAGATGGCTGGAATGGAAGAATCTGGCCTGGATGTTCCCATGGTGGAAGAAACTACTAATATTTCTTGGAATTATACGGAACGAATGGTTTGAGCGATTTTGGGACTGGAGGAATGAGAAATGAATTGGTGTATTTTCGATAATAACTCTGTTTGTATGAATAATAAAAGTCTAGAAACATTTGGTAAGAGATGCATTGAGGCGAATAATCTATTGCTGAATGAGCAGACAATTTGTAGATTTCATGTGGATGTGAATAAGCTCGACGATCTGATGTCGAATGAAGTTTGTTTATATTTATTCGATGGAAAATGTGCTCATGAATTATGTGCGGCTCATAACAAATCCTGTGTACGAAACAGTGGTGAATCATGCGGATTTTTCATGTCGCGGGATACATTTAAGAAACACGAGGAGCAAGAAACAGCGCAGCCAGATGCCGTTAATCATCCGAATCACTATTGCCAGGGCGGTATTGAGTGCATTAAGGCTATCGAAGCAAGTATGACTCCTGAAGAATTCCAAGGCTATTGCAAAGGGAACGTCCTAAAATATATCTGGAGATGGCGCGAGAAGAACGGTCTCGAAGATCTGAAGAAAGCTCAGGTTTATCTTGGCTGGATGATCGAGTCAAAAGAAAAGCAGGAACAGAATACACATTAATTATATAAAGGAGAATGCCTTATGGGAGAACTGGAAAATTATATTTACAAGCTGGCGAAGGCACTTCATAACAAAGATAAAAAGCAGCGGGATCAGATCCTTGCAGAACTGAGGAAGCTCGGAATGGACAGTTCTACAGCACTTACTCTCGCGATGGACTATGCAGTTGATTGAGAGGCAAAACCTATGAACTATTTTTTCGCCGGGCTCATTCTTGGAGTCTGGTTTTTTCTGCAAATGGGACTTCAATGGAGCACTGCGCATAAACCCAAAGTGAATTTTGTATATAGCATCGGGACATTTTTGTTTCTCGGTGCTATATACTGGGTCCCATTCTGGCTGATATTTTTGAGATAAGAGGAGGCACTGATGATTATATACCGACCACATAGAGGATCGCTCTCGGATGCGCTTTCTGAAGCAAAAGAATTTTCTACATGGCAAGAATTAAAGGAATATGTTGCTTCGACCTGGAATTCTATTGGCTTTGGACAAGCTACAAGTTCGGACGTGTCTATTAAGGACAATTCGATAGAGGATGAGCGAATCGGCTGGAAAGACACCAGAATGGTACTATGCAAAGGCTATCCCGTTGGTTTTTGTGCAACGCAGTATCCAATGCCAGACGATTCGATAAAAGTAAGGAGCGAATAGTATGGACAGTATAATCGGATTATTTTTGCGAATTGGAGCGCTGATTATATTTGGCTTATGCCTTACGGGTTACTTGGAAGAAGCTCACATGACGAGATGCCTGATTAGTGGTTGGGGTATGCTAATTTGTGCTAATTTAGAAGACATAAAGGAGATACTTAAATATGACAGAAACGCAAAACATGATTGTAATCGGGACCGTAGATCAGATTAACGCGGTCTTGAAATGTATTAATCCGAATTTTCCGACTCAGGATCTTTCGACATTAGAAAAGAATCAATGCTTTTACACGATGAATGGCGTCGGTGTTGAGATTATTTTGAAGAAATGAGGAGAATCATATGAAAAAGATTATCGCTGTACTGTTTATACTTATATTTGCAATATTTCTTACCGGCTGCGGCAATAGGCAGGTGATTGATACGACATTTCGGTTCGACTATGCGACGATCTATTCTCCGGGTGGAGAGATTATTGCGCAGGGAAAGGTGCAGTCGTGGACGGATTTTGAGAATGGGGATCAACTGCAGGTGAAGATTGACGGCGTCACGTATTTTACACATGCGACAAACGTCGTACTTGAGGCAAGATAGGATGGAAGAACAAAAAACATTTGCCGAGTGGCTATTGAACTTCGTGAAAACACATCGTGAAACAACAATAACTGTAGAACAAGGGCCGTGGGGAGATATTTGCGTTCACATGCGTGATTATTCAAAGAGTCGAAGCGGCGTTAATGCGAAATGCTCAATTTCACAGGAAATCTATCAGAATTCGAAGCTCGATTTTGATGAGATTCTGATCGATGCGGCCGAAGAATTATGTAAGGAGATTGAAAACTATGGATGAACTACGTTATAAGGAAGTACGCTTTGATAAGTGGTGCGAGAAATGCAAACACTATGCTCATAAATTCCCAAAAGAAAACTTTTCGTTCGAGGCTCAGGAACCATGTTGCAGTTGCCTCGATGCCGAGAATGCTATGCGTGAAGGAACCGAGAAGCCAGTATATTGGGAGGAGAAATGACCTTTCAGTTTGAAATACCAACACCTGAAAACTGTATTTCGTGCCCTTTCAAAGAGGTTCGTGTCTCGTCGGGATACGGACCTCTTAAACTACGCTGCGCAATTGATCCAACGCTGGATATTTTGGCGAAGGATGGACTGATGGGGCGAAGCGTCGATTGCCCTGGAAAAGTGGAGGAAGAAAATGACAAAACCTGATGTTGTTTATCTTTGTAAAGGCGAGGGGATGCCCTGTTACCTACATCCGTACTGTATTTTTCGTGGTGATGCTGTAGCGGCAGATGATCCGGTCTGCTTACATACAAGGAATCCCGAATGCGCAAAGTATGGAGCCTGTGAGGATCCTGAAAACCATCCTGAGCGGTTTATATTTCAGGAGCGCGAAGAGAGCTGCGGACCGAGCTATTATTGGGAGGTAGAACCCAAATGATCTATATACTTACACTCACAAAAGTCTGTCCAGGAGAGCCTACCGGTTATATTTCAGACCTTTGGGAAGACTGCTGGACAGATCGAACGGCTGCTGAAAGAGCGTTTAAGAAACTGGAACTCGGACCGGTATATTTTCGTAAAGAACTTTGGGTCAAAGAGCCGGGCGGCCGGAGAAAGCTTTTGATGGAGGAAAGATATAGTGGGACCGCTTGAAGAAAACAATATTTCAGAACTAACATTAAGACCGATTAATCCGGATGGGTCTTATGGCGATCCGATCGAATTTGAAAACATCGAAAATGTAACATATAGCCTAGATGAAAACGTAGACAAATTCTACACGGTAGGATTCGATCTGGCAAAAGAATCAGATATGACGGCATATGGTTATATCAGAATTCCAAATAAGAAAATGTCCCGTAAAAAATTCAAGAAATGGCTGATGTCCAAAGGAATCGATAGAGATATTGCCGAATGGTTCTGCAAGGTCGTTAAAAGCTTTAAAGGAAAACAGAGCTATCGGTCGTTATATTTCGTCGGATTCTTTTCGTCAACGTCGCAGGACTTAGTTAATAGCCTCTATTTGATACTCAATTTTCCCATTAACAAGTAAGGAGATAAACAAATCATGGACGAAATGAAAACTGTTGCTGAAAATGAAATTAATGCTGAGGACTTCATGAAACCTAGGCGCAAGGTAAAGGTTGGGGATCGCATCTATCGGAAACATAAGACCATGACCGTTCCGGATCGGATGGAGGTAACTGATGTGACTCCTGCCGAGACCGGATATTTTATTAAGTGCAAGTACATGTATCATGGAATCGGTGCGCAGGAGCGGACGTTCAGTGATGTGATATTTCGGGATGATGCCTGGGTTATTGAAAAGAAAGGGATTGACTTCTGATGCCAAGACATTGGAACGAACTGAATTACCAATCAAATCTCAAAGAATATGTTCACTTCAACGACTGGACTCCGGATAAGCTTCGAGAGACGCGTAAAAAGTTTAAAATCACCCAGAAGGAAATAGCCGAAGCGATGGGTGTCGGTAAGGTTATGATCTCTCAGATTGAGAACAACTATAGCGCAAGCCCTATCGCAATTAAACTATACGGTCTTGTTTTGGAACGCTATTGGGCAGGGATTCATGGCTATATCCCTGCCTATAGGAAAGTTGGAGAAAATAAATTTATGGAGGAATCTGATGATCCAAGAGAAATTCAATGACGCAACGGTTCGGCTGAGGCAAGCTGAAGAGAATTTTAATAAAGCATTGCAGGATATTCAGACAGTATTCAATGAGTATGAGAAAGAATTAGTAGAAAAGAAAGAACAAGCGCGATGGGAACCATGGTCTTTTGACAATGTAGTAAAAGAAACGAAAGCACAAAAACTTCAGGAAAAAGATGATGATTACTATAAAGGACTCAAGGATATGCATGAGGCCCTTCGCCTTATTGCGACAAATGGATCGGATGGCGGAATGTCCATATCTGAATTGAAGGATGCTTTTGGTATGTCTTCCGTATTAGACATCATACTCGGGTGTCCTTCTGAGGAAATTATAGACAAGACGCTTGCGTGGACAACTAAAAGAAAAGAATCGCAGGAGCTTCACATTGGTGACGAAATAGAATACATGTATCCTGGAAGAAAGCCTGAAAAATGCATTGTCGTAAATTTGGAAAACGGCATAGGAAAGGAAAAAACTATTTGGACAATTGATCTCGAGTCGTTTCGACTTTCCTGGTTTTCTTCGAATTGTTATTGGGACGATACATATCATAAAACCGGTAAACATTATGACTCTATTCCGCTAAAGAAGGAGGAAACTAACAAATGAGTTTAGCATATGACGAATATCTGGCCGAGCATATTGGAAATGTAAATAAAGGTCTTAACTGGATGCTCGATAATCTTGGGCTCAGCCATGAAGAAAAGGCTGCCCTTGAAACGGCTATGCTGAGATCTGACCACGATGAGAGTAAATACTCGATTGAAGAATACGATCCTTACGACAGATATTTCTATGGTGGGAATCGCAGTTACAAGGTCGTACAGGACTTTAACTACGCCTGGCTGCATCACATTCACCAGAATCCGCATCATTGGCAGTACTGGGTGCTGCTGGAAGATGATCCTGAAGCAGGGCTACCTTACAAGACTCTTCCGATTCCGCTGCCTTATATTTTCGAAATGATTGCTGACTGGTGGTCGTTTAGCTGGAAGTCTGGCAATCTCTTTGAGATATTTAACTGGTATGCTGAGCATCGAGACAAACAGTATATTAATCTGAATAGCCGAATGATTCTGGAGCGGATCCTGGAAAAGATCTGGGGTGTGCTCATCATGCAGGAAACTGTTCGTGGGCGTGATGTTTCGGAGATTGAAGGCCAGTATCGTAGATTCTGGGTTGAACAGAGAATGGATGGGATTACGTTGGAGCATACAGACGTCGAATACTCTGACGAAGGACTTTACGGTATTCCAGAGCTCAAAAAATATCCTATGCCGAATAAGGAACATGTGAAGTCGGCTATCAGATTCTTTAACTACGTCGATCCGAAGTATGAAAAGGAACTGGCAGAAGCTATTATCGAAAAGGCTGAGGAGTTTGGGCTGGATCTTAAAAAAGATATTACTATTGGAGATGAGAATATGTTTAAAAAGTATATTGTTTCTGATGACGATGAAAACAAAAACAAGGATCGGGTTCTTACCCATTATGGAATTAAAGGTCAGACTTGGGGCGAACGCAGATTCCAGTATGCTGATGGATCTCTTACTCCCGAAGGCAGAAAGAGATATTTGAAGGATGAAAAGATGGATCCTTCGAATAAAAAGGATGATAAGAAATCTGACCCATTGTTTGATATTTCAAAGCTTGGTAAAGGAACCTATACGCCTCCTGGAGCACCTGGGTCTAATGGAAGAGTTGGATCAGCTACTGGATCAGAAGAACCCAAATATGATCAGTGGGAGAAAGACTTATATTCTGAGCTTGAAAAGAATGGCATGAAACCTGAAAACATGTCTGATGCCGATTTTAAGGCGCTTCTTGTGAAAAAGGGAATCCTTAATGAAGATGCTGCAGATTCGCTTGTTAAAACCATGAAGCAGAAAGCAATGAAGAACTATAAGATATATTCTAAAAAGGACGAACCGGAAAAGACCGAAACCACAACCGCTGCAACAGATTCGAATGGCGATAATAAATCGAAGAATGGATCTGGCGAGGCCTCAGGGAGCAGCGGAAGGGCCAGTGGTGGATCAAAGCAGGCGCAGGCGAATGATGTTTCAGCCGTTAAGACAAATGAGAAGCCATCGGTCGATTCGCTTGAGAAGAATATCGTCAGCAAGATCGAGAAGCTGTCCAAGCTTAAAGAAGGCGCTATCAATCTTGGCGATATTCTGAGCGATGATATGGATGGCTTTATTGCGAAACTGTCCGATCTGATTGATGATGATATTTCCGGTCTTAGCTATGCGGATCTGAAAGAACTTCGTGAACGTCTTCAGAAACAATATGAGGATTCCAAGAAGGATGAAGAGTCTGAAGGAGACGAGAAGGAATCCGAAGACGAAGAAAAGAAAGATAAATAGTTCGCAAGTTTTACAGCTCCTTTAATGCAGAGAGATCTGACTATTATATTTAAGGAGAAAAGTTATGACGAAAGAAGAGAAACTGGAAATCATTAAGAAATTGAATGAGTGTTTTGACGGAGTAATTGAGCCATATCTGGAGCGTCTTGAGAAAGCTGAGGACGAGGAAGCAAAAGCGTGCGATGGTGAAAAAGACTATTCGCAAGTTGTCACGACTGTCAGGGGCACACTCGAAGTAGCTCAAGAATGTTTAGATTACTATGAGGCAACGGTTAATGAGAGGGACTGACAGTTCCTCTTCTTTTTATCGCAATTATTACAACCTCTTTAATAGAAAGGAGTTGAAGTAATAATGGCTGAACAATTATATTATGATGCATTTAGTGCAAAATGGTTTAGAGCTGAAAAAGAAAAAATTATGGAGTCAATCGAAAAACTAAACTATGAGATACGTGATCGAGGTGAGCTCAATCTGTATGATATTTATGCGAAGATTAACGAGGATCTTCCTGAAGACATGAAGATTCGGGTAACCAAGACATGCAATGATTTATGGCTAGAATTCGATTATCTAAAATTTGAAGAGAATCCTGATTATAAACCAATAACACTAAAGAATCGTGATGGGTTGCCAGTTATAAAACTCGAATTTAATGAACCAAGATATAGATTTGAGGATCTGTAAGAAATTACAGGTCCTCTATTCTTTTAGGAGAACTACCATGCACCTTGTAAAAGTTTATATTTACTCAAACATGACTGCGCGGAGTGCTCAGGACAAGATCAACTCGATGATAGAGGAATACGAAAGCGTTGACTATACCGTAAACTTCGGTCTTCAAATCGAGATCTCTGTCGCAGCAGGGAAGTACAGTGAGACCAGATATACTTTGATCGTTTATATTTATAGTCTTAATATGGAGGAATGACATGCAGATCGTTAAGAGGTTTATATTTGGCAATAACGTAATGAGCAGTGACTGGAACAATACTCCTCTGGAAGATCAGATCAATGAATACCTTGAGTATCATCCGGGATATTCTATTACAACAATGAGTATGCTAAATGGCGCCGGCTATAGAGAAGCTCTTGTTGTGTTTAATGTTCGGGAGGAACGTGATCGTAAACAAATCGAGCAGAATAAGAAAGTGAAGAGCCATGATTGAGACTACATTCACTTTGATAATCATCCTTGCTCTGATTCTAGTGGTATTGTGGAAGCTTTGATATTCGCAAATTAAACAAGCTTTATAGAGGGAGAGAGATCGTGGAGTTAATTCTGCGGTCTCTTATATTTTTATAAGGAGGGCTGCCTTATGACCGGACCACAGAGATGGAATTATGGAACTTGGATGCTAAATGCGATGGTTGATGCAAAAAGAAAACAGAGGGCAAGAAAAAGAGATCCGCAGCCAACTGATATTTTCAAGTATGGCGTGAAACTGAAAGATGAAGATTATGTCGGCTATAATCGTAATAATGGGCGTGTGATATTTGAAGCCGAAAGTTACGACGAAGCAAGAAGAGTTCTCGAGGAATTGTATTCCGCCTGAAAATGTGATATTTTAAAGAAACTACATGAAAGAAAGGATTAAGGAAAACAGGAAAAATGGAAACCAGGTATGTTGTTGGACTGATCGTATGCATTATTGTGTCTATTGTTCTTGGATATTTAATTGGGAAGAACAATAAGAAACCTCTCGGCGACATTGTGTTTGAAACTTATATGGACGACGAAACTAATGAGCCAGCAGTACGATGCACTTTTAAACTTGATTTGGACATCGATGAAATCGTGAAGAAAGATTATATTCTGTTCGGCGTTAAGAAAAATCGGGACGTTATCGAGTACTATAAAGCTCGGGAAAAGTAGAATTCGCAAAATAAACAATCCCTATAATGGAGCAGAATAACTGCAAATATTAATGAAAAGGGGATTGTAAAATGTCTAAAGAAATCATCATTGATAATCGTTGCGGTGGTATTGTGAAGCAGGTTCGTCTGCAGCTTAACTGCACTCAAGAGGAACTTGGTAAGAAGATCGGAGTCGATCAGCCTACCATGTGCCGGATTGAGCGCAGGCAGCAGATGCCGACGGAGCCGATGCTTCAGAAGATCGCCAATCTTGCGGGACTCAATATGAACCAGATGACAGGTCAGGAACCTATCAACTACGCGGCTATCTGGTAACAGAGCGAAGAGCTTTGATCAAATCGATCAGGGCTCTTCTCTTTTTATATAGTAGTTCGATCGGTGGAGTGGATGGATATTTGAAAGGAGAACTGCAATTGAATACGATAACAGTAGTGTATAAGGTTAGTTGGGAAGTAATGGATCATTGGTACAATGAAATTGATCATGACCTATGCATTGATAGCAACCGCATGATCGATAAGATTTTCTATGAATCGGACGATGCCGAGAAATACATGAATAGTATCCCAAATCAATCGTATCCTCCGGACTTTATGGAGCTGATGGACAATCCAGATGAGTACGAGTTTGCTACTGGATTTTATTTAATTGATGAGCAGTACCCGATCGAATAAGAAACCTGATTGATATTTGAAAGGAGAATGCTGAATGGGAAATGTGTACGAAAAAGATCCTCAGATGATGAATGATGATGCATATTGGCTTATCAGCACGGCAAAGAATTATATTAATGATATTGGAAATACTATATCAAAATTTGATACCAATGAGGATTGTGAACTTCGTCATGAACTATACATGGCAAGAATTGAGATCGGTTCTGTACTTAATATCCTCAATCTTCTGGAAGAAAACCTTGATGCCGGAAAAAGAGTCATTTACTGATATTTGAAAGGAGAATGTATAAATGAAATTTTGGCGTTTTTTAGATAAGCTTACTGAATTTTATATTCCGATTATGGTTGGTGTTATGGCATTTTATATTAATTCGGAATACAGAGATCTAAAAGAGAACGTTGATTACATTCGTAGGCATGTCTGATATTTGAAAGGAGAAATGAAAATGATTAGTGCAAATGGAATCGTAAAGTTCGGAAAGATGGCGGTTAAGGTTGGCCTTGCTATTGGTTCGGTTTATATTCTGTCCAAGGTAAATGACGAACTTGGAAAGTTCGGACTGAACGTTGGATGTTCGGTTGGAAATAGAATTGATATTAATCCCGGAGATATTCCGAAGTACAACACTAAGTCGTTAGAGTTCAATGCAAACAGTGTCACGGAGCGGTCAATTGCCGAGCTGCTTCGTGCGGCGTGGAAGACATATTCTACAAACTCGAAGCTCGAATGTGCCAAGCGTATCTACAACATCGCGTTGTCCGGAGACGATAGGGCGAAACTGGTTGCGATTCAAGCTCTTGGCCGTATTGCTGATGACTCATATTCTACTCAGCTGAAGAATTATGTCAGAAAGGCTATTACCGAGCTTGCCATTGGCACGGATGATGTTTGAAAGGAGAAATAAACATGAAAGAAATTGCTGTCGCCGCGTTTAGTGCAACCGGAACCGTTCTGTCTACTTTGATTGTCAGCGCCACCATCGCGACTCTTCTTGGGGTTCATATCAGAACTAAACATATCGCTATTGGTTATTGATATTTGAAAGGAGAATGTAAATGAAAATGATTATTGTTCTTGATAAGATTTGCCTGCTTGGTGTTGTTGGGGTTTCTCTGTATGCCGGGTACAAGCTTGGACGGAAAGCTGAGCAACTCGATAAGACATTCAAAACCAATTTCAACAATGACTGATTCGGAGGGTTTATACAATGTGTGATTTCTGCAAGAATATTGTTAATAATGATGGAAAATGGAAAAATTCCCTTTTGGCTTCCAGACGTTCCAACGATAAGAACCACGGTCTTGACATCATTCTTGGAAAGACTGATGGCAAATTCAAAATTGAAGGTTCAAAGTTTATTCGTGATGAAGAAATCAAGGAGCCTATTATATATTTGAAAGCCTTCAACTGGCATAAGAATCCTGATCCTAAAAAGCACATGGCCTGGACGACAGCCATGGAGATTCATTATTGCCCGATCTGTGGCGAAAAACTTTGATATTTTGAACTCTTGAAAGGAGAACTGAAAACATGAAAGGTACTACTATTGCATTCGCAGCTCTTGGACTCATTGATATTGGCATGATTGCTCTTAATCGCGCCGCGTATCGTCATGGCAGAAAGCTTGCTGAAGCTGAAGCGATTAAGAATCGTGGAGAAGAGGCCAACGCGGTTCTTGATGCGGTAAAGAAGCGCTGCGAGGTTTATGACGATCTCATTAAGCGCGAGAAGGCTGAATTTAAGCAGAATCGGGCTGACTGGCTCGAAGCAAATGCGTTTAATGCCAAGAAGAAAGATATTCTCGATGGCGTGCCTAACGGACTCAATGAATTCAAGAAACAGATTGGATATTCTGATGTACTTCAGAGACTCACCGATGAATACAATGCCGGTGTCGAAGCTGTCAAGAACTCCATCGACTATGACGTGAACAAGAAGAAGTTCGAGAAGGCTATCGCCGATGCCAAGAGCCATTATGACAGTCAGAAAGCTCTGTATGACTGTGCCGGCTCTGATATTTCTGAGGATGCCATGAAGCTCAGGCATGCCGCAGAAGAGGCCATGAACGCCAAGATCAAGGAAGCTAAGGCAAACCTTGATATTCTTGAGGGTAAGCTTAATACCGAAGTCGAGAAGCTTACTCAGACAAAGCAGAATGGTATTCGTGAACTCGAGGAGAAGATCGCGAAGGAAAAAATTCGTCTGGATCACAAGGCTGACCAAGAGCTTGAGGCGCTGAATGCCAAGCTTGCTGAAGCCGAGTGTGATATTAATGACGCCATCTTGAATAAGCGGACCGGTGCGGATGCCGAGGCTGAAATCAAGCACGCCGATGATACTCGTGTCCTTCGTGAACAGAAGGAAGTGGACGCTAAGGCTGCAGAAGATATTTTCAACGCAAAGCCTCAGACGGTCAAGATCGCTGAATTCCTGAAGGATCATAAGGTTCCTAAGGCGGTTGTGCCCATGTTTGGTGTTGTTAGCATGGCTCCTGTTGGATATTTGTCCTATCGCTGGCTTAAGTTTCTTGGACAGATCATGAGGGCGATGTAATGAATCCAAAACTGATATTTGCAGCGGCCAAGAAGAATCTTCCTTCAATTCTTAGTTGGACGGCTGTGGGTGGTGTGGTTCTGACCGGGTGGCTTACTCATAAAGCTGCCCGGAAGT